GGTGAGGTGGTCCATGCGGTGGCGGGAAACGAAGAACGATTTGACGAACTATTTAGAGCGGGGGTTAGACGTTTTCTCACGTTGGCACCGTGTAGACAGTCGCAGAGACAGAACCTGTCACCAATGGAGTGGGCGGAAGACCCGGAAAGGTGGGCGAGGAGTGGCACTTCTGACGGAGAAAGGTTGCAGGTCCTAGTTGAGGAGGGAGGTCGATGGAAGATCAGGAAAGCAAGGAAGAGTAAATGGGCAACAGCGTTGGCGCTAGACATGGATAAGATGCAGGAGATGCTGATGGTGAGTACACGGCAAAGAAACAAGGCAATACAGAAACGGGAAGCACAAAAAGTTAGGGCGGTAATAGCCGGCGACTTACCGCTATACCTCAAGATGTCGTACGTGGGCGAGTGGCTAGAGGACGCACTGAGGGGACACCCGGAATCAACACTTTTCTTTAGTGCTGAACAGCAAATGAATTTATGGAATAAGATGGCACTGCACTGCGAACTACAATCAGTTAAGGTACCACTCGACCAAGACCAATTCGACCACGTCGTAACGAGGAAGATGATACGCATAGTAAACGAAGAGATAAAACGGTTTGCGGCGAACAAGGCTCCAATAGAAATAAGACAGTACATATTAGAAATGATGGATAGGATACAGTACGGAGTAGAGGAAGGGACGGTGCAGGTGGGTTCGGTAGTACTGAACTACGAGAAAGGCGTAATGAGTGGTTGGAGATGGACAGCACTATATGATACCTTGATAAACGCGGCAGAACTCTATGTGGCACAACAAATAGTAATAGAACGCATGGGCGCGGATCCGATAATGAGTTATTGTGCACAGGGGGACGATGATCAGATCGAGTGTAGAACATATGCACTCGCGGTGGCACTTTGTTCAGTGTACTCGGAGGTTGGGCTGAGGATAAACCCAGGGAAGTTCTTCATTGCACAGGATGCAGACGAATTCCTGAGACAAGTGGCCTGGAAGGATGACGTGAGTGGTTATCCGGCAAGGGCAGCAGCAGCATTGGTCTTTAGGAACCCAACGAGCAGGGATGAATTAAGAGGAGAGGAAAGGATACGTGAGATGGCAAACAGTTGGAACCAGTTTTTCAATAGACAAAAGAAGTGGAATTGGCCAATGGCGATACAGGATATAGCGAACTCGAACAAAACAGTAGATGGTAAACTAGTCGAGGTAGACAAAGTCTGGGCAATGTTTGCAACACCAGCTTGCGTGGGAGGCATAGGTATGTTTCTGCGCGACGAAGGTGGAAGGGTGAAGGGCAAGGAATCGGGTGAGTGGTACGTCGCAACGAAGGCGAGAATGACACCAAGTTGGAAATACGGAAGGATAGGCGGACTGGTAAGGGCATTGGGGGAGAAATGGGCACCGGTGCTGGGGTTGGCGAAACAGGACGCAGCCAAGGCGGTGGCTCAGGTGTACAAGACGAACATAGAGGTGAATAGAGCAATGCCAGAAATAGAACCATTCACATGGGAGAGGGTGGAGCATTTCAGACCAATGAAGTACTTTGCATGCACGTGGATAGCAGAGACGGGGGTAGAGTTGGTGGCAAGGGGTAGACCAGATATACCACCGACTATTTCGGGAATGCTGAGGGAAAGGATAGTGAAGGAGAAGAACTTTAGGTTACTAGCAGAGTGGATAGACCAAACTCAAGTCTCAGACATGCTGATAGTGACCAGAAATTGTAGTCGTAGCGTAGCGCTAGCCTGGGTGGAGGGAAAACTTCCATTCAAACCGCCCATTCGCGAGGGTTGGTCACAGTTGGCAATAAGCAACTTGTACTCAGGACTTGCGAGATCACACTGGCACAAGGCGATAGCGTACGGGACCAACCACTATGCCAATATGGCATACGTAAGAAGGGCAGCTTATGCGGCGGAGCTGGCACTGGATAGGGTCCTGGCAGCACAGGTCGTCAAGGTGGGCGGGTAGCCCATCCGTGGAACACGGACGTCTTCCGGAACGAAACCCGGGGGCTTTATAACTGTCAC